GAAGAAGAAGAGACCGAAGATGACATGGATTTAGAAGCAATCATCAGAGAGTTAGAAGCACAATTAGGCGATGAGGAAGGTTCTGAAGAAGAAGCTCCAATGGCTGAAGCAGAAGAAGGTGAAGAAGAAATGGCTAAAAACGAAAATTTAGCTGATGGTTCTGAAGCTGGAACTGATAAAGGCGCTGACCCTAAATTAGTTGTAACTAACGAAGAAGAAGAATCAGATGAAGTTGACTTAGAAGAAATTTTAAGAGAAATGGAAGCTGATATGAAAGGTGATGAAGAGAAAGTTGATGAAGCTGAAGAAGCTGAAAAAGAAGCTGAATTAGAAGAAGCTTACAAAACAATCAAATCATTACAAAAGACTATCAACGAAGTGAACTTATTGAACGCTAAGTTGTTATTCGCAAACAAATTATTCAGAGCACACAACATGACTAACGAACAAAAAGTTAAAGTGATTGAAACTTTGGATAGAACAAAATCAGTTAGAGAGGTTAAATTGGTATTCTCTACATTAGCAGAGAACTTCAAATACACTTCAACTAACAAAGTAGCTAAAAAAGCAATCAAAGAAGGAATCGCTAGCAAAGCAGTTAAATCTACTAAGCCAGCAGCAGCTAAGCAAGTAATTGCAGAATCTGCAGATTTCGCAAATAGATTCAAAAAATTAGCAGGTATTTTAAAGTAATTTCAAAAAAATTAAAAAATAACAAAAAATGGACTTAAAAAAATTAATGACCGGAGCAAACCCTCAAAGCATTATGCTTGAGCAAACTCGTGGTTTAAAATCAAAATGGGAAAAGACTGGCCTTTTAGAAGGTGTAAAGTCTGAAACAACTAAGCACGGAATGGCTGTGTTGTTAGAAAACCAAGCAAAACAATTATTGGACGAAGCAACCAAAACTGGTGTATCTTCAGGTTCTGAAGAGTGGGCTGGTGTAGCATTACCTTTGGTAAGACGTATCTTCGGTTCTATCGCAGCGAAAGAATTCGTTTCGGTTCAACCAATGAACTTACCTTCAGGTCTTATTTTCTACATGGACTTCAAATATTCTACTGACCAAGCTGGTTCTCCAGCGTTCTCTGGTTCATCTTTATTTGGTAAAGGTGGTCCTTTCGGTAAAGATTCTTTAGATTCTAACGCAACCAAATTGGGTTCTACTCAATACGCTGAAGAAGGTCTTTATGGTGCAGGTAGATTCGGATACACAATCAATGATGTAACTACAAATGTAACTGCAAACGTAGCAACTGCTTCTTGGCAAGATGTTAACTTTGATGCTAATTTATCTGCTTCTTTAGCAGCTGGTAAATTGAAAAGAGTATCAATCGCTCACTCTGGTTTAAGTGCTGATTTCAACGGTGTAAGAGCATTCGAAGTTTCTGCAAGTACAGCTAACGCTGGTTACTTACCAGAATATACTAAGATTGATGGTGCTAACATTGTATTTATCGTTTCAGGTTCTTCAGGTCAACCATCTTCAGAAGCTGGTGTAGGTTTATCTTACCACAAACAACCAACTGATATCACTAGAGGTGATTTCGAAGATAGAGATGCTGATTTCACTGTGAACATCGGTATTCCAGAAATCGAATTAGAATTGAAATCTGAGCCTATCGTTGCTAAGACTAGAAAGTTAAAAGCAGTATGGACTCCTGAATTGGCGCAAGACTTAAACGCTTACCATTCAATCGATGCAGAAGCTGAATTAACTCAAATGTTATCTGAATACATCTCTTTAGAGATTGATTTAGAAATCTTAGAAATGTTACAAGCTAACGCATTTACAACTGATTACTGGTCAGCAAGAGTAGGATACGATTTCAACACAGCTACAAATAGCTTCCAAATCGATTCTAACGCAGCAGCAGCTTCAGCTTACACTAAATCAACTTGGTATCAAACTTTGGGTATCAAATTGCAGAAAGTTTCTAACAAGATTCACCAATTGACTATGAGAGGTGGTGCAAACTTCTTGGTTGTATCTCCAAACGTAGCAACAATTTTAGAATCAATGAACGGATTCTCTGCTAACCCAGGTAAAGATGCTTTACAATTCGCAGCAGGTGTAACTAACATCGGTTCTATCTCAAATAGATACGATGTTTACAAAAACCCTTACATGACTGAGAACGTAATCTTATTAGGTTTCAAAGGTTCTAACTTCTTCGAAACAGGAGCAGTTTACGCACCATATGTACCATTGATTATGACTCCATTGGTTTATGACCCAATGAACTTCACTCCGAGAAGAGGTGTGATGACTAGATACGCTAAGAAAATCGTAAGACCAGAGTTCTACGGTAAGATTATCGTTGATGGTATCAACACTCTTTAATCTTTAGTGAATTAAGGAATATAAAAGAGGAAGTAGAAATACTTCCTCTTTTTTTTTATATTTATACTATATAAACTCTATTTAAAATGTCAAATGTAATTTTCAAAGCATACGATTTACCTGCGTACTCATTAGATGCAGCAGACCATATTTTATCAAGGCAAGAAAATGGAGAAATGGGGTATATTAAAGCTATGCAATTTGCAACAACGGGCTCAAATATATTCACGGGTGGACAAATCATAGTAGGCAATCTTACAATTGATGGTGATATTTATGCATCTAATTTTATAACATCATCAACTCTATTATTTACAGGCTCTACAAATCATGGTAGTAACATTTTAAATACTCATACATTTACGGGTTCAGTTAGAGTTACCGGTTCATTGGATGTGATTGGTAATTCAACAATTACTGGTTCATTTTTAGTAAGTGGTTCAACAACTCAAATTGGAAATAATACTTTAACAGGTAACACTCAATTATACGGAACGATTGATGTAAGTGGTTCAACTAATTTCCATAATCACACTATTACAATGACGGGTTCAATGTTTACAAGTGGTTCACAAGTAATCACAGGTTCATTGGATATTAAAGGAAATGTAAATGTAGCAAGTGGTTCTGAATTTTATTTAGCAGGAAATAAATTATTCAATTACGGACAATTTAGTGATACAACAACACAAAGTGGTTCTGCTGATACTGCGTATTCAATGAAAATAAATACAACCGATTTTGCACATAATGTAACCATTACAAATGGTAGTAGAATAACACCATCAAATACAGGTATTTACAATCTTCAATTTTCTGCACAATTGATAAATACTGCAAATACTTCAATTAATTTTGATATTTGGTTAGCATATACGGGTAGTAATGTTGCAAATTCAAATACAAGTGTAACTTTAACAAAAGTAGCAGGTTCTTTGGGTAGAAGTGTTGCGGCATGGAATTGGATGTTACCAATTCAAGCAAATGATTATGTTGAAATAAAATGGAGTTGTAATGCCTCAACCGGTCAAATTGTTGCAGAAAGTACTCAATCAAATCCGACAAGACCTGCAATTCCATCGGTTATAGCAACATTAACACAAATAGGATAACATTCTTTTTTTATTTCTATATTTATAGTAGTAAAACTATAATTAAAAATTATGTCTTTAAATTTAAAATGGACCGGAACGGGTTCTCCTATATCGGGCTCAACGCCATTTGGAATATACGATAGTGATAGTGATTTTAGAAACGATGGACCAAAAACAGCAGTTTGGTGTGCCAAACGTTTGGGATATCCTATTGTAGATGTTGAAATGGTTGATGAGCAATTCTATGCTTGTTTTGAAGAAGCAGTTTCCGAGTATTCGGCACAAGTTAACCAATTCAATCTTAGAAATAACTTAGATATCTTAAAAGGACAGCCAAAAGGTAAAGTTGCAAATTATTCACAAACTCTTGTAGATGGTTCTTTTCTACCAACTGCGGTTCGTATGTCTCAACAATATGGAACATTAGCGGGTGTAGGTGGTAATACTTCTATTAAAAAAGCATACATAGAAACTCAAATAGATAGACAGAAATATAATTTAGCAACTGAAGCTATTGATTTGGAGATGTTACAAGCTAGCGGTAGTGCATCGGCATCTTTTGACAGATTATATACAAATGGTTCTACAATAGATGTTATGAGAGTTTATTATGAAGCAACTCCTGCAATTCAAAGATTTTTTGACCCATATTCCGTTGGTGGACAGGGTACATTAAATTTAATGGATGAGTTGGGATTTGGTGAATACTCTCCGGCCGCTCAATTCTTATTAATGCCTTTGTACGAAGATTTATTAAGAATGCAAGCTATTGAATTTAATGACCAAATTCGTAAATCGCAATATTCATTTAACATAGTTGATAATAAGTTGGAAATATTTCCAATACCAACATCAAGAACTCCTAAAAAAATATATTTTGATTATATAAGTAGAGATGAATTTGAACATGATTCACAAACTGTTCAATCAGACTCTCTTTCGGATTATTCAGATATTCCATATGACTTTATTCAATATTCAAATATCAACGATGTGGGTAAGCAATGGATTAGAAAATATACACTAGCATTAGCAAAGGAATTATTAGGAGCAATCAGAGAAAAATATAACTCAATTCCAATTCCGGATGGTGAAGTTTCTTTAGATGGTGCAGCTTTAAGAGCAGAAGCACAGGTTGAAAAGGATGCACTTATTACTCAATTAAGAGAAAACTTAGAAGAATTGAGTAGAAAAAATGTGATGGAAAATAAAGCACATGAATCGGAGCATCAGCAAGAAATGTTAAGAAAAGTACCTTTAAAAATATATGTAGGATAATATGCCGAAGTTTATTTCAGATAGAGATGTATCATTTTTTAGAGGGTTAGCTAGAGAATTGGTAGATGTTGTAATAGAAAACGTTTGTGTTTTATTTAAAGTTGATTTAAGAGAAACCAAAGTTAATATTTACGGCGAAGCTACCAATAAATCATGGCATCCTGGTGTTGAATTATATGTTTTGATTGATAAAGAACCGGAAAACGTAGTTTATGATGGATTCGGACCAGATAATTCTCAAAACATTACATTCAAATTTGATAGAGAAATGTGCGAAGAAAGAAATGCTTATCCTGAAATTGGAGATATAATTTTCTTTAATGAATCGTATTATGAAATAGATAATACAAATGAAATACAATTCGTAAGTGGTATGGCGGGTAAAACTACTTATGGTAATGAAAAAAATTGGAGTATTGTTTGTTCTACATTTATGGTATCGAAATCAAATCTTAATATAGAAGAAAGAATAAAATAATATAAGAGATGTCAGTAAACCCAATAAGACCTCGCAATAATAGAGCCAACGAAATAAAATCTACAAAGGGAGACCTAAAAAGAAGTGTAACTCTCTTTGATATAGATTATGCTATGATGTCTTATTTGGAAGATACTGTTCTTCCAACTTTAAAAGATGCGAATGGTGTAGGAGTTAGAATACCTGTAATATATGGTAATTCAGAAAGATGGAATGGAGCAAGAAGGCAGGGAGTTTATAGAGATGGTAAAGGTAAAATACAATTACCGATAATGATGTTAAGAAGAACATCTATTGCAAAAGATGAAACAATGCCAATGTTAAATAGACATCTTTCATATCCAGCTATTACAAAATGGTCTAAAGATAATCGTTATGACCGTTTTAGTGCATTGGGTGGTGGTGTTAGACCTAAAAAAGAAATTTATAACATTACAATGCCTGATTATGTTGAAGTGAATTACGAATGTATGTGTTGGACATCTTATACAGAACAACTTAATGAAGTAATCGAACACTTAAATTTCACATCATCATATTGGGGAGATAAAGATAAATATAAATTTAGAACTTCAATTTCTGATTTTAATGTAATAAATGAAGTTGGTGAAGGAGCGGAAAGAATTAATAGAGTAGAATTTTCATTAAATGTTAAGGCTTACTTATTGCCAGAAAAATTCGATGGAGAACTTACTACTAAAAAATCTATGTCAGTTAAAAGATTGGTTGTATCAGCAGAAGTTGATATGACGAGTGGAAGCAATAGATTAGAAGGATTTCTTACAACACCATCACCATATTATGATAACAAAGACCTTATTGATTTCTTATCGTTAAATAATAGTATGGTGGTTAGTGGTGCAGGAACAACTACATTTTCAAATATTAAATTAATAAAAGCGCCAGAACAATTAACAGCAGTTATAACTGCTGGATTAACTGTTGATGGAAATTCTTACGATGTTAAAGTTTACATAAATGGTGTTAGATATTATCAAGGAACACATTTTACACCGGTTGTTAGTTCTAATAATTTATCTTTAACATTTAATAATGCCAATTTAGGGTTTATAGTAGATGGTGATGATGAGGTTTCTATAACAGGTAAATTTATTAATTTATAATGAAAAGAAGTCTTTTAGATATAACTCAAAAAATAAGTAGAAAATTGGGCGATGCGGAATTAACTCCAAAGGATTTAAATCATCCTACATATTGGATATACGAAGCAAAGGGTTGGAGATTCGTTGAGTTGTTGAGAGAAATAGAATATAGAACAACGCAGGATAGATTGAGAGTGATAGTAAACACACAACATATATCAGCAAAAGATTATATTGTGGAGCAAGGAAGTGAAGGATTATTAATCAAATTTATAAAAGAACACTTTGAATTTGATTTAGATGATGATGATTATATTGAAATAACAGGTGATATAGAACAATATGCTTAATAGATTTAATTCAAATGCCAGAAAATTAAATAGGATTATTCCAAAAATAAATCCTAATAATTTAAATGATGATTTATACATCACAGGCAGCTTATTGAATATAGAAGCGCCAACTACAAACAAATTTAATTCAAATACTAAATCAAATCCTAATCCGATTAAATTAGTAAATAATAAAAATAAAATAGAAGCATTTCATAATGAAATTCTACAATTTAGTGGAAGAATGGTATCTAGGCAAATTGATGCATTTGATAATTCGGGATTTGGGACTCTTACGATTTACAACGTAGCATTAGATTATGGAACGGAGGGAGCATCACCGGAAAACTTTGAAATATTAGTTTATGGTTTGCATTTACCTGGTCATTATATTGTCAAAGAAGTTGGCAATAATGTAGTAATTACTTTATTGGATAACTATATAGATTATGATTCTGTAACAATAAATGATATTTATGTTATTGGGAAATTAATAGATATCCCAATTGCAACCGAAGATAATTTTAATATAACAACCGAAAATGGTTTGGATATAATAATATAATAAATGGCAAACTTAATTAGATTAAAACAAATAGAAAGTGGTTCAGCACTACAAATATCAGCAGAAGTTGGTGCTGATTTTTCACAATCAGTGCTTAACATTGTTATAAATGATGTTGGAGCAGTATTGCCAGATGGAGTTATATCATCATCGGCACAATTAGATGGAACTACTTTAAGAAATATTACAATAGCACCATTAAACTCCGATGGATATTCATTAATTGTTAGTGGAGCATTGGGCGTTGTTGATGCAACAAACTTATCAGAAGGTGGATTTGGAGATTTAGATTCAACTGTTCCTGGTCAAATTTCAGTAAACGGACAACTACCTCCAGACCCATCTACAAACAATACACCATTGGCAAATGTAATTGACCAAGGGGAGTGGTAATTATTTTTTTAATTTAATAAAAAAATCAATACGATTGCAAATATTTTAAATATTTATAAAGGAATTCACAAATCAGAACCAAGAATAAAAACCAAATATGGCACAAATCATTAAACACAGACGTGGTAGTTTAGAAGCCCTATCGGCGGTAACATCATCCCTTCAGAAAGGTGAGATAGTAATCGCATCAGGCTCATCGAATTTATCAGTAACAAACGGAGCATCGATTGTATTCGCAGTTCCAGAAAACGGACAGGTACAAGCGGTAAATAGAGTACTTAGAGGTACTAACGCTCCATCCAATTTTGCTTCATCAACTTATAACGGACTAGTAGATGGTGTTCCTTACTACGCAAGTGGTAGTTCTACCTTATATTTACTTGGTTCAGATGGTAACGAAGCAATTAATTTAGTTGGTAACATTCAACCATTCTCCGCTTCAGTAGATAGCAGATTAGATTCATTGGAATCATCTATTGGTGGTGGTACTGGAATTGGTGCTAGAGTTGCAGCATTAGAAGCAACATCAGCATCTCTAAACTCATTTACACAATCATTCTCACAAAGTGTTGCAACTGATTTTAGTGCAAGTGCGGCTCGTTTAACATCATATAGTGCTTCAGCTGCTAGTGCACAAAGCTCTTATAGTTCTTCAGCAGCAACTTCATTATCAGCAAGTGCTGCTAGTATAAACGCTAGTATCTTATCATTATCAACTTCTGTAGATAGTAGATTAGATGCAGTTGAAAATACAAACGCAACTCAAGCAACTACTGGTTCTAACATATTCTATGGTAACCAAACTATTACAGGTTCATTATATATTACAAATAACTTAGTAGTACAAGGTTCATCATCTTTACAAAATATCACCGCATCAGCAGTTGATATTGGTACAAATAGAGTAATTTTAAACACAGCAACACCAGCAGTAAGATTTGGTGGTGTAAGTGTACAAGATTCTGGTTCATTTGCGGGTGTAAGTGGTTCATTACTTTGGGATTCATTCAATAATAGATGGATTTACGAACACCCATCAGGAAGTGGTGAAGGATACAATTCAGCAATTCTTATAGCAGGTCCTAAAAACACCGGTTCATTAGGTGAAGAAATTGGATTAACCGCTGGATATGTACCTGTTGCAGACGGTGAAGACCATATTAAAAATTCTAATATATCTACCGATGGTACAACTGTAACAATCGCTGGTGGATTAAACGTAAGTGGTCAAATTAGTGGTTCAACTATCGCAGGTTTAGGAAATGCAACCGCATTCTCTACATCGGTTGATAGTAGATTGGATTCAGTAGAAGCATCATTAGGTGGTGGAGGTTCAATCGGAAGCAGAGTAGCTAACTTAGAAACTCATTCTGGTTCTATAAATTCATTTACTCAATCATACTTTACTGATTCAGCATCATTTGATAGTAGAATTGATAACGTAGTTAGTGATTTAAGTTCAGTATCAGGCGCATTCGCAGTTAGTGTTTCAGCATCTAAAGCAGAATACACATCATTTAGTGCAAGTGCAGCTTCTAATCTAAATTCAGTAAGTGGAGCATTCGCTTCAACTGTTGCTAGTTTAGGTTCAACATACGCAACTGATGCAGAATTATCATCAGTATCTTCAGCAGTAGCAAGTACAATTGCAGGTTTAGGTTCAACATACGCAACTGATGCAGAATTAAGTTCAGTATCAGGCGCATTCGCTACAACTATCGCAAATTTAGGAGATGGGTTTGCAACGGATTCAGAACTTTCATCTTTAAGTGCATCAATTGCGACTAGAGATGCTGGACAAGATACCGCTGTATCAAACTTATCATCTTCAGTAAATAGTAGATTAGTAGTTGTAGAAGCAGTATCAGCATCCGCAGCATCCGCTTTAAATAGTGTAAGTGGAGCATTTGCAACATCACAGGCATCACAAGACCTTACAATAACTAACTTATCATCTTCATTAGATAGTAGATTAGATACTTTAGAAGGTACTTTCTCATCTTCAGTAAATAGTAGATTATTAACAAACGTAGATGCAGCAGCTGGGGCATTCGCAAGTGCAAGTGCATATAGTGGTAGTTTAGCATCTACAATCAATACTTTATCAACATCAGTTGATAGTAGATTAGATTCTTTAGAATCAGCAGTTGGTGGTGGTTCTAACATTGATAATAGATTATCTTCATTAGAAGCAACATCAGCATCGTTAAATGCAACCGCTTCTAATCACGAGGTTAGAATCGATATCTTAGAAGCATCACAATCAGCATTTGATACCGCTTTCGCATTAAGTGGACAAAACGTTGAAATCAATGGTAATTTAACTGTAAAAGGTACAACTACATCAGTAGAATCTACAACTATTAAATTAGGTGATAATATCATCGAATTAAATGGTACAGGAGTTGCAAATGGTGGTTTATTGGTTAAAGACGTAACCGCACCAAACACTGTAAGTGGTTCATTACTTTGGGATTCAACAGGTGACTTCTGGAAAGCAGGAGCATTGGGTTCAGAGCATAGAATTTTAACTGTAAATGATGGTGTAGTAAGTGGTTCTTCGCAAATCACATTATCATCTACAACAGGCTATTCAACATTCAGTTCTTCAGTAGCAACTTCAGTAAGTGCAAGTAACGCAACAATCACAGCAAATTCGGCAAGTGCAGCAGCATCGTTGAATTCTGTAAGTGGAGCATTCGCAACATCAACTTCAGCAAGTAACGCAGCAATCACATCGTTGAGTGCAAGTGTTGCTAGTGTAACGGGAGATTTTTCTTCATCGGTAGCAACTTCATTTAGTGCAAGTGCAGCTAGTGTAACCGCATTGAGTGGTTCGGTATTAAGTTCTATCAATAGTGTTAATTCTACAATATCAACATTATCATCTTCAGTAGATAGTAGATTAGATACTTTAGAGGGAACTGGTACAATACAGGGTGTTGGTACAACAAACAATGTAACGTTTAATAGTGTAACCGCATCTGTTAACTTAGGTGTAGCAGCAGGAAACACAAAGAGAATAGCATTTAGAAATACAAATGGTAACTTAGATTTAGTACCAACTGCATCGGTAGCAGGTGACTTATTACAATGGAACGGAAGTGACTTTGTGATGAGTAACACAATCGATGGTGGCTCATTCTAAAAATATTAAACCCTCCTCTCCGAAAAGGGGAGGGTTTTTAAAATTTCTAAATCCTATAATAAAATAAAAGATGGCTCAAGATAAAACAATATTATTACATAGAAGGTCCGCCGTATCGGGTTCAAGACCAACCGAAGCTGCTTTAAGAGTAGGTGAGATTGCATTGAACACCTACGATGGTAAGGCTTTTATACATAAATCGGGTTCCGTTGATGAAGTAGTAGATATAGTTGTTGCCGGTTCAAACACCCAAGGTGATATTAACATATTAGGCACCGGTTCATTTGGAGAATTAAATGTAACAAACGATTTCAACGTTAGTGGAAGTATATTCGTAAATGGTGATGTTGTTGGTTTGGGTGATGTTGACTTCGCCGGAGCAGTAACCGCTTCATTCTTTGTCGGTGATGGTAGATACATAACAGGTGTTACCGCATCAATGAGACCGGATGATTTTGATTTTAATTCACAACCATTCGCAGGAACAACCGGATATATTCAAGCAACGGGTTCTCTATATAAAGTAACAACTACTCCATCTGCAGTTGAATTTAGACACAACGATATTCCATTCGCAACCTTTACAACAGGTAGTACAACTTTATACGGAATAGGTGATATTTTAGTGTTTAGTGGTTCGGTTGCAAGTAGATTGCAAGCAGTAGAAGCTGGAATGGATGGGGGAACTTTTTAATTTACGATAAACAAAATTATTTTATATTTATAAAGGTACTATATAGTACCTTTTTTTTTTGTTATATAATTTATTAAGTAACCATAGATATGGCTCAAACGATTGTACTAAGGCGTTCTGCCCAACCAGGCAAAATACCAGACACCGGTTCTTTGAATTTAGGTGAGCTGGCGATAAATACTTATGATGGTAAAATATTCTTTGCCAAATCGGGCTCAATACAATCAATAGAGCAGATTGTAACCACAAATACAATTACAAGTGGTTCAATTAACATAGTTGGTACGGGTTCATTTGATGAATTAGTTGTAACAAAAGATGTACAGGTAAACAATAGTTTGTATGTAGTATCGGATATCGTTGGTAATGGTGATTTAGATGTATTAGGAAGTGTATCGGGTTCAGAATTAAGAATCACAGGTACAGGTTCATTTGAATCATTACAAGTAAACGATACCCTAACTGTAAACCACGGAACTACAATTATAAGTGGTTCTCAATTAGTAACTTCAGATTTAACTGTTTTAGGACAGGTTAACGCAAGACAATTTAATATTTCAATAATATCTTCTTCGGTATTATATGAAAGTGGTTCTTCGAATTTTGGTAACTCTTTAGATGATACTCACACATATACCGGCTCACTTCAAATAACAGGAAGTGTAACTGCATCCTATTTTGTAGGAGATGGTAGTGGTTTGACTAATTTATCAGTAGATTTATCAACCGCACAATTAAACGATGTAGATGGAAATGATATACCAAAACGTTCATTTGCAGAATTATTTTTAGCTTGTGCAACATCAACAGCAATAGAAGTAGATTTGGATTTTAATATTTAAGATATTTATAAAAAAGAATAAAATAGATGGCATCGATTTTTAAATTAAGAAGAGGTTCAGGTTCCGTAAATTTGGAATATGGTGAACTATATATTCATAGTGCATCATTACAATATGGTGATTCAAATGATGCGGAAGTTACGTTATTACCATTGGATAGACAAATATCCGGAAATGTTACGTTAACCGGCAGCATTAATTTAAGTGGAAGTTTAAGTGCATCTAATATTCATGTACAAAATAATTTATATGTATCCGGTAATTTATATTTAGGAAACGAAACAACGGATACAATTACAACAACAGGTGAATTTACATCACATTTAATACCAAACCCAACTAGAACTTATGATTTAGGTGCCGAAGGAAAGTGGTGGAGAAATATTTATGTTAATACTGTATCGGCATCATTTATATCAGGCTCAATTGCAGGTATTGGAAATATAAACGAATTTTCTCATTCAGTAGATAATAGATTAGATACTTTAGAACTATCGGCATCTCTATATGATAATGCTATGAGTGGTTCAAAAAGATTATATGTTTCACCAAGCGGTAGTGATGCAAACGATGGTTCAGACCCATCAGTTCCATTTAGAACAATTAAAGCAGCCGTTGAATCATTAGGAAATGCGCTTTACACAAATACAAAAAGATATACAATATTTGTAGGAAGTGGTGAATATGTTGAGCAAAACCCAATCGCAGTTCCTCCTGGAGTTGCAATTGTTGGTGATACATTAAGAACAGTTAGATTATACGCAGCAAATCCTACAAAAGATTATTTCCATACACATGATTCAAACTATTTTTATGGTTTGAGATTTTTGGATTTAAAACATCCTGCGTTCGCATTTTCGTTCCCATCATCTACTGCAACTTCAACAATAAGCGGTGGTAGTATTTCTACAATATCGGTAGTTCATTCTATGACAGGATATACCGATGGAAACAATCAGGATATTGGAATTATTATAGAAGGACCAGATGTTAGTGGTAGTATAGCAACTGCAACCGCTAATGTAGTGGGTGGAGTTATTACTCAAATAAATGTAACGCATGGTGGTACAAACTATGGTGCAACAGAAAAGCCACACATATCAATACCGGCTCCTTTAGCTAAAAGACCAGTTATTACCACATCACCATATATTCAGAATTGTTCTTCAATTACAGGCCCATTCAATACATCGGGCACTAAAGTTCTTCAAGCATTACCATATGATGAAGCTACTTATAATATAGATGAGCAAGGAGCCGGTGGTGGTATAAGAATAGATGGTAATTTAGTACATCCAGTATCTCCATTGGAATCATTCGTAGCAGATGCGTTTACGCAAGTGAATCAGGGTGGACCTGGTCACTTAGTAATTAATAAAGGATATGCACAATTTGTATCTTGTTTTACTACATTTTGTACTTATGGATTTAAAGTAGCAAGTGGTGGTTTTGCAAATATTTCAAATTCAGTAATTGACTTTGGCGCAAAAGGTTTAATATCAAAAACGTATTTCCCACAAACATATAACACAGGTTCATCTTTAGAAACAAAAACTTCAACTGTAAGTGGTTTTGTAATTGATGAAAATGGAGCAGGATATACAGGCTCCGTAGCTAACGTAACAATATCGGGCGGAGGAGCAAGTGTTCAAGCAACTGCTGAAGCAACTGTAAACGCAAATGGTTCAATTGATGAAATTGTACTTTTAACGGGTGGAAGTGGTTATACATCACAACCAAATGTTACAATAGCAGCACCAACGGGAATCGGTGGAATTCAAGCAACTACTGTAAGTGGTAAAGCACTTATTAGTGGTGTTAGTGAAATGTTGATGTCTTTACAAAGTGGAAGTAGAGGTGTTGATATTTCTTCTAATATGATTTTAAATGGCGTTAACTATTTGGTAACTGATGTTGCGAAAGTAGTTGGACAGCCAACACAAAGAAGAATTACAACTTATCCAGCACCACCTTCAATAGCAACAGGAGATACAATAAATTTCCACCAACTATCAAATATCTCAACGGGTGGATTGGTGATGGAATACGTTGGTAGTGGTGTAACGTTCAATGCACTTCCAAAATATGGTGGTGTTCCAATTAGAACGAGAGAAATTAACGAAATAGAACCAGGTAGAGTATTTTATTCTACTGTTGATAATATTGGTAATTTAAAAATCGGTGATTTCTTTGCAGTAAATCAATTGACCGGAGAGGTAACAATTGATGCAAATTCATTTAATTTATCAGGTCTTAACGCCATCGGTCCATTCAAAAGAAATGGTGTAGCAGTTGGTGTTGTATTGCAAGAAGTAAGTAATAATACAACTTTACTTAACTCACAAGGATTATATGGTGAAGATACAGTTCCAACCCAATATGCGGTTAAAGGATATATTGACCCAATTAGTTCGAGTTTAGATGCAAGATTAGATTTAGTTGAATCAACTTCATCTTACCTAAACACAACATTTAGTACTTCGGTAGATAGCAGATTAGACTTAGTAGAAGCAACCGCTTCTTATTTAAATACTACATTCTCAACTTCAGTTGATAGTAGATTAGATACATTAGAAACTGCAGCAACTTCAGATGATGATAGATTAGATGCGTTGGAAGCATATTCTGCATCTCTTAAAACCGCAATATCAGCAAGTGGACAGGATTTAATTATATATGGTAACTTAACTGTACAGGGTACTCAAACTTCATTAAATGTAAATGAAGTATTTGTAGAAGATAAAACATTAACATTGGCAAGTGGTTCAGCAACTGCAGCGGCAGCTGACGGAGCTGGTATTCATATAGCAGGCGCTAATGTTACAATGAGTTGGGATAATAACAATAGCAGAATCAATTTAAACAAATCATTTTATGCAAATGGTGATTTAAGTGGTTCTACATTAATTGGTATTGGTAATGTAACATCGTATTCAACTTCAGTTGATGCTAGATTAGATGTTGTTGAAGCTACTGCATCTTTATATGTTGCATTCTCAACTTCAGTAGATAGCAGATTAGACTTAGTAGAAGCAACCGCTTCTTATTTGAATACAACTTTCTCAACATCGGTAGATAGTAGATTGGATGTAGTAGAAGCAACTACAACAACTTTAAACACTACATTTAGTAGTTCAGTTAATTCCAGATTAAACTCTTTACAATCATATACTGCAAGTGTTTCAACTTCAGTTGGATTATTAGAAGCAACCGCATCATATTTAAATACAACATTTAGTAGTTCAGTAGATGGAAGACTAGATTCGGTAGAATCATATACCGCTAGTGTTTCAACTTCAGTTGGATTATTACAAACAACTGCTTCATATCTAAATACTACGTTCAGTACTTCGGTAGATGTTAGATTGGATGGATTGGAAATAGAAAGTGCAAGTTTCAAAACATTTACAGGTTCAGTATTTTATCCATTCTCAACATCAGTAGATAGCAGATTGGATTTAACTGAAGCAACCGCATCATATTTAAATACAACATTTAGTACTTCGGTAGATGCTAGATTAGATAATATAGAGGCTTCAACTGCTTCTTTAAGTAGTTGGACTGGTTCTATATTTAATACATTCTCTACATCAGTAGATAGTAGATTAGATGGTGTAGAATATACCGCATCTTTATTTGGTGGTGGATTGATTGCACAATTGAATGCAATTAATAACTCTACTGCATCTTTACAATTAGTAACGGCATCATTACATTCATTTACATCTTCATACTATACTACTTCGGCATCATTTGATGGTAGAATAGATGCTTTAGAACTATTCAGTTCATCGTTAAATAATACATTTGCAACTGATGCAGAATTATCAGCAGTATCTGCGGCTATCGCAGTAAGAGATGCAGGACAAGATAGTACTATTACAACATTATCTTCTTCAGTTGATGCAAGATTAGATTTATTGGAAGGTAAAGATATTATTATAAATTTAGGCGGTGATTTAAGTGGTAGTGGTGTTTCAACGGATTTAGGAACTGTTACATTGAACGCATATGTAGCAGCAGATTCTATTGCATTAGCAACTGATACATCAGGTAGCTATGTTCATACAATATCGGGTACAACAAATCAAATTACAGTAGCTGGTTCTGGTGTAGAAAGAGCAGATATTACATTATCTTTACCACAAAATATACACACATCAGCAAACGTACAATTCAATTCAATTGGAGTTGGAACTGCAGCATCAACAACCGCTGGTGAAATTAGAGCAACGGGAGATATTACCGCATTCTACTCATCCGATATTCGTTTAAAAGAAAATATTGTTCTAATTCCAAACGCTTTAGAAAAAGTAAAACAAATTAGTGGTAACACTTACGATTGGAAAGAAGGATATGATGAAATTCACTCTCATAAAGGAAACGATGTTGGGGTAATTGCACAAGAAATTGAACAAATACTTCCTCAAATTGTAACAAATAGAGATAACGGATTCAAAGCAGTTCAATATGAAAAAATTATTCCATTATTAATTGAAGCAATAAAAGAATTATCAGCGAAAGTTGATAGTTTGGAAAATAAATAAATATTTATACACATACATTAATCATTTAACGTACTAAAAAAAAGGTAAACTAGATGGCACTTAAATTTAGACGTGGGACAACCGCACAGAAATCAGGTTCGTTAGCATTCGGAGAACCATTCGTAAACACCGATTTAAACACATTACAAATTGGTGGACCTTCCGGAGATATCACATTAGGAACAACGGGCGAAAGCTCCGCATTTGCAGGCGTATCTATATCAGCATCATCTTTTATTAGTGGAGCCGCACTTAAAATCACAGGCAACGCAGCAATTGATGGTAACTTAACATTGGGAGGTGCAATCACAATTGGTGATGCAACCGCTGATACTGTTAACGTTGTCGCAAGTTTAAGTTCATCTTTAATCCCTTCCAACGATAATACATTTGATGTTGGTAGAAATGATAAAAGATATAGAGCAGTTTATAGTAATACCCTAAGCGCAAGTGTATTAGAAATTGAATCTGGCAGCTGGGCTGAAGTTAGATTAAAAAATTCATCAACGGGTATAGATTATCATATCCAAAATACAGCAGGAGGAAACTTTAGTATTCATAATGCAGAAATAGGAACATCTGTATTCAGAATAGATTCTGGCTCATCGGCACAAACTTCTCACGGACATTTCTTTGGAAATTTAAATGTAAGTGGTACATTAAATACGGCAAATAATGTATTAGCTAGTTCTATTACCGCTTCAGAAGGATTTAGTGGCTCGGTAAGTGGTATAGGAAACGTTTCAGCTTACTCATCTTCTGTAAATAGCAGATTGGTAGTAGTAGAAGGTGTTTCAGCATCAGCAGCTGGAGCATTGAATAGTGTAAGTGGAGCATTTGCTACAACTATTTCTACATTGGGAGGTAATTACGCAACCGATGCAGAATTATCAGCAGTATCCGCAGCAGTAGCTGTAAGAGATGCTGCACAAGATGTATTGATTTCATCATTACAATCAAATGTAGTAAGCGCATCAGTATTTAATACATTCTCTACATCAGTAGATAGTAGATTAGATAGTGTTGAATTAGTTTCAGCATCAGCAGCATCCGCTTTAAATAGTGTAAGTGGAGCATTTGCAATTAGAACAGCAGGTATTGATAGTACAATATCAACTTTATCTTCTTCGGTAGATAGTAGATTAGATAGTGTTGAATTAGTTTCAGCATCAGCAGCATCCGCTTTAAATAGTGTAAGTGGAGCATTTAACACAACTATTGGAAACTTAGGAAGTACTTACGCAACTGACGCAGAATTAAGTTCAGTATCAGGCGCATTTGCTACAAGAGTAGCTGGAATTGATAGTACAATAACATCATTATCAACTTCGGTAGATAGTAGATTAGATAGTGTTGAATTAGTTTCAGCATCAGCAGCATCAGCATTGAATTCATTGAGTTCAAGCGCTTCTTCGGCATACGCTAAAGTAGGTGCAGCAAATACATTTAATGGCAACCAAACAATTAGTGGTTCATTAATTGTAACACAAGATTTAGTTATTGGAGGTTCTGCTTCAATTCAGCACGTAACTTCTTCTCAACTTAATATAGCAGATAATATCATCACTGTTAATACAATCAACCCAACCGTTAGATTTGGTGGATTGGCAGTAATTGATAGTGGTTCAGCAGGAATAAGTGGTTCATTCTTATATGATTCAGTACAAGATGAGTTTGTATTCGTACATAAAGGAGATGGTACTAACATTACATCATCTCACTTCTTAGTAGGACCTGAAACATATAATGATTTAGGTAACGAAACATATTTGTCAGCAAATAAGGTTATTAAATCAAAAGGAAACGAACATATTGTTGAATCAAACATTACTGATAATGGAACAACAATCACATTGGGTTCTAATACTTCAGTAACGGGTACATTGGTAGCAACCGGAACTTCATTAGTTTCCGCTTCAGCACAAATAACCTTATCTTCTACGACTGGATATTCAACATTTAGTTCATCGTTAGCAGCAACTGATGCAGCTCAGGATATTACAATTTCAACTCTATCTTCTTCAGTAAATAGTAGATTATTAGTAGTTGAGGCAGTTTCTCAATCAGCAGCATCAGCACTTAATTCATTTAGTGCAAGTAACGCAGCAACCGATGCAACTCAAACAACTAATATAACAACTGCAACAACCGCAGCAGCAGGAGCATTCGCTTCAGCATCGGCATATAGTGCTAGTGCAGCAGTTGTAGATGCAGCACAGGATGTGTTAATTGCATCTTTAAGAACTAATGTGGTGAGTGCATCAGTATTTACTACATTCTCAACTTCAGTAGATAGTAGATTAGATTCAGTAGAATTGGTATCAGCATCAGCAGCTGGAGCATTGAATAGTGTAAGTGGAGCATTTGCAACAACGATAGGTAACTTAGATAATACTTACGCAACTGATGCTAGTGTAACATCTGTATCAGGCGCATTTGCTACAACAATTTCAAATTTAGGAAGTACCTACGCAACTGATGCAGAATTAAGTACTGTTTCTGGCGCATTTGCTACAACAATAGGAAACTTAAATTCAACTTACGCAACTGATGCGGAATTAAGCACTGTATCAGGCGCTATTGCAACCAGAGATGCAGGACAAGATTCTACAATATCAACTTTATCTTCTTCAGTAGCAAGTAGATTAGTTACATTAGAGACAAAAGATATTACAATCACATTAACAGGCGATGTGACTGGTACGGGAACAATTACCGATTTAGGTAACGTATCGTTCGCAACAACTGTAGCAGCAAATTCAGTAGCATTAGGAACGGATACAACGGGTAACTATATGAGTGATTTAACTCAAGGTACCGGTGTAACAATTACACATACTCCTGGAGAAGGTTCAAATGCAACAATTGCAATTGGACAAGCAGTAGCAACTTCATCTGATGTTAGATTTAACTCAATAGGTGTTGGTGTGGCAGCAAGTGCAACTCCTGGTAGAATTGATGCAAGTGGTGATATTGTGGCATTCTCAACTTCTGATAGAAACTTTAAAGAGAACATTACTCCAATCGAAAATCCAATTGAAAAAATCAGAAAGATTAGTGGTAACACATATGATTGGAAAGAAGATATGAAAGAGTTCCATGGTTTCGAAGGAAATGATGTGGGTGTGATTGCACAAGAAATTGAAGCAGTATTACCACAATTAGTAACAACAAGAGAAACCGGATATAAAGCAGTTAAATACGATAAATTAGTAGCATTACTAATCGAAGGTATAAAAGAACAACAAATACAAATAGAAAACCTAAAATTAGAAGTTGAAGGTTTGAAGAAACAAAAAGGGTTATAATTTAATGTACGATGTTTATTACACCACCGCTGGAGGACCTTGGTTCAACAGCGGTGCTGATATATGGGTAACCGAATGGATAAAAGAAGTGGCACCTAACTTAGAAGTTAAGCCACTTCTTCTTTTTCATAGAAAAAAGCCAGATAATTATCAACAATTTAATATTGATATAGACCATATATGGGAAACATCGGAAGATGAAATCATAAAGATACTAAATAATGCCAGACGTATTCACATATTACATGGTCATTATACTCCAACCAGAGCTATACATCAAAATTTGGAAAAGATTAATTCAATTGTTTTCCATAATTTAACAAAAGTGTCTTTAATGGCACAAATGGGTAAAGATGAATATCTTCATTGGTATGGTAATTGGGAATATGAAAGCGAATTAATTAACAAAATTAAAAATAAAATATGGGTAGGATTATATCATTTCCCATATCAAACCGAAAATTTATATCACATACCAAATGTATATAAATTTATACATAATAAAGAACTTTCAAACTCAACGGAAATAGGATATGCGGCGAGAGTAGAGGGAAGAAAGAATGTTGAATATATGGATGGATTAGGTGGATATATTTCTACCAATACAGAAACATTCAACAAATATTATAAAAAGAAATATGGATACAGATTCGAAAAATCAAAGATTTATAAATTTGATTTCAAATATAAAGAAAGGTTCTACGGACTTGATTGGGGAATATCTCATTCTTGCTTTGAACATGAACCATTTGGATACGGAATTTTTGAAGCAGTGGATTGGGGTAAACTTCCAATATTACACGAAAGATGGCACGTACCACTTGATTATAAATACAAAGCGATTGACAAGGAAACATTTAAGCAGACCTACGAAACGATTTGTAACGATGATTACGAAACCCGTAAAAAAGAGTTTGAAAAACTTAAAAATTGGATGATAAAATACTTTTCAAACAAAGATGAATGGAAACAAAAACTTTTAGATATTTATAACGGAGAATAATACTAAATAACATGCCAAAAACAAATTTATCATTAGGTAATTTATACAGAGCAGTAAGTGGTTCGGTAAGAGTTGCTCAAGCAGTTTCATTAGCCGGTTTAGCAGGTTCAGCCGTAAATAGTAGTATAGCATCATTTGCTATCGATTCTGTTACCACACAATTACCAACATATACATATATAGTTGAATCAACAGATGAATCTGCTTCATTTAGTTTTGGTAGTGCTGGAACACTACATAGTACTAAAGTAGCAACTGTGGCTAACAACTATACTTGCTCATTTAGTAATGCAAATTTCACAGTACCTTCTTCTACATTAGGTAGTTCACCATCTTTTACAATTAGACCCGCAGCAATTAACGTATCATCGTATTCTGAAGCTGAATCTCAATTAACAATGAAGTATGAAGATGGATTCAACATAAATGCAACGGGTTATGGTACTATATCTAATAAAACTTTATATGCGGTGGATGTATATAATACAATCAACCAACCGGATTTTTGTTTATTATTTGGAACAAAAGTAACAAAAGCAGATGGTACTGAAATAAATGTTGAAGATTTACAAATTGGAGATAGTATTAAAGCGTGGGTGCCTACAAATTTACCAGATGAATCTTTGGATATGGAATCCGAACAAGTTGAATGGAGATTTCATATGTTAGAACAAAATGGAGGAGAAACACAAAACGTTTTGGTTTCTGATTTAGTATTTAACTTTGCTAGTGGATATTTTTCAATTAATGATGGGTTAATTAAAGCAACAGGAACTCACCCTCTTTGGGTATTTGATAACGAAATTGAAAAATACAAATTTAAATTAGTTGAAGATATTTTACCTGGTGATAAATTAGTAAAATATGAGGCTAATACTATTACAGAAATTGAAGTAACAAATATAGAAATTATAGAAGAAGATGTAGAAATTGTAACTATTAACGTAGAACAATCTGACGTTTACATTTCAAATGGTTTAATTTCTCACAATAAAGGAACAGCTACACAACCATATATCCCATCAACAGGATTAAGAATGTATGTTGACCCTTCAAAAGCTCAATCTTTCCCATCACAAACACTCCCATCTACCGGTACACCAACTGTAGACTGGTTGGATTTAAGTGGTTGGGGAACTGGTATAAGACCAAGAGCACAAGCTCCATTGGCTGCCGGTTCAAATCCTTCATATAACGCAGGAGCAACTAGAAAAGAAAAATATTACGCATTTAATGGTTCTGACCAAGCATTTTATAAAGATTCTTCATCTAATATTAATGGTGGAATATCTCAATTCAATGTAACAGCAGGTACAATTCATATGTGGGTTAGACCTACAACAACATTAGGAACTTCAACAAGAACATTGTTTGATTATAATGGATTTTATGGTATGGCTATCGAATCTACTGATAGTTCCACATTAAATAGATTAAAATTTTATTCATCAACATTGGGTGATTCGGTACAGGTAACAACATCACTTTCATCAAATGTTTGGTATTTAATATCAGTAGCATTTGGAAGTGGTACGGCTCCTCAATTCTATGTTGATGGAGTTGCCGTTGGTTCATTATCAGCATCCGCAACAATAAGCGCACCAGCATCATCTGATTATGTAGTTATTGGTGCAAATGATGGATTTTCATCATTTTGGAATGGTCAAATTGGGCCTGTATTATTTTACAATATTAAACAAACATTGGCAGAAGTAGACCAAGTATTTGATTATTTCTCACCAACATATAAAGTTTAATTAAATGTTGTTTTGAAATAAAAGATTATATTTATAGTAGACATTAAAAATTAAATAAGCATAAAATGGCAGAAAAATTAGTATCACCAGGAGTTTTCACTAAAGAGAACGACTTATCATTTTTACAACAAGGTGTAGCAGAAATAGGAGCGGCATTCGTTGGTCCATTCTTAGAAGGACCATTAGTTCCAACAATTGTTAATTCTCAAGCAGATTTAGAAACATGGTTTGGTAAAGCCGATGGAACATATTATACACCATTAGCAGCTCAAAGTTATTTGAGAGAAGCAGGTACTGCAACTATTTGTAGAGTAGCTGGTGTAGGTGGATATGTAGAAACAGCCCCATTGTTGTTAACTGTACAATCTGGTTCAGTAACACAATCAGTAGGTATTTTATTTAATAGTGTATTAGCATCTAACGCTGGTTTCGTAGGTACAACTTTGGATACTGATGATGAAGGAGATTTCTTATTATCAGGCTCTAACGCTGGATTATTATCAGCTTCTTTAGATGTGGAAGATACAAATGATATCGAAGCTGTATTTGGAACATCTCCATTTGGTTCTAAAAAACCTTATGTATATGGATTCTTTAAAAATACATCAATCACTTTTGATGCAAATGCAAGTTCATCTGTAACTGTATTAGGTAATCAATCATTTACATTTGATGCACAGGAAGCATTAACTCCTATGTTCAAATCACAACAAATTAGTGGTGAGAGATATGACCTTTTCCAAATTGAAACAATCGGAGCAGGTAACGCAGCAAACAACAAAATTAAAATAGGTATTTCAAATATTAAAGCAGCTGGTTCAGTAAATGGTACTGATTATGGTACATTCACTGTAACTGTAAGAGCATTTGGAGATACAAATAAAAAGAAGAGTGTATTAGAAACATTCGCAAATGTAAACTTAGACCCTAATTCTCCAAACTATATTGCAAGAGTAATTGGTGATAGAAAATTATCTATTGCAAACGATGGTAAAATCACAACATCAGGCGATTGGGTAAATCAATCTAAATACATTAGAATAGCAAACTTAAATACCGCAGCTCCTGTACAGGCAGTTCCATTTGGACATGAAAAATATAAATTACCAATTTCAGCATCTACATCAGTAAGTGCTAATGTTCCTGTTGTTACATTTGTAACCGCTTCAGCAACACAATTTGGTGGTATCGATTTGGATGGTAATGTAGATAACAAAATCTATATGAAACCAATTCCAAACGGAGCAAGTGCTGGTTCAAACGCAGTATTTGGATTAGATGTAGCAAATGGTGGTTCTTTATCAGTAGGTTCTTCAGCAGCACAATTCGTTGTAGCATTCCAAGAAGGATTTGATGGTATGAACCCAGCAACTCCAATTTACAAAGGAGCTGATATTACCGGAGGAAACACACAAGGATTTAACTTATCATCTTCTACTTCTTCAGGTTCAGTAGCATATATGAAACACATCAACGCATTATCAAATGCAGATGAGTGGGATATCAATATGATTGTTGTGCCAGGCGTAACTAAGAATGACCACTCTTATGTTCACACAGCAGTTGTTGATATGGTTGAACAAAGAGCAGATGCGTTCTTCATTACTGAAATGGCAATAGCAGGTGTTGGAATATCTTCAACAAACACAAAAGCAGGTGAGTTAGATACTAACTACGCAGCAACTTACTACCCTTGGGTTAAGACAATTGATATTAACACTAATAAGTTAGTAACTGTTCCACCTTCAGTATTGCTACCAGCAGTATTTGCAGCAAACGATAGAGTAGCAGCAGAATGGTTCGCACCAGCTGGATTGAATAGAGGTGGATTAATCGGAGCAGTAGATGTATTAGATAGATTAACTCAATCCGAAAGAGATACATTATACGAAGCAAAGGTAAACCCAATCTGCCAGTTCCCTGGACAAGGTATTGTGGTATGGGGACAAAAGACCTTACAAGATAAACCATCAGCATTAGATAGAATCAACGTAAGAAGATTATTATTAACTGTTAGAAAGTATATCGCTTCAACTTCTAAGTATTTAGTGTTTGAGCAAAATACATCAACAACGAGAAATAGATTCTTAAATATCGTTAATCCTTATTTAGAATCAATCCAACAAAGACAAGGTTTATACGCTTTCAGAGTAGTAATGGATGAAACTAACAATACACCAGATGTAGTTGATAGAAACATTATGAAAGGCGCTATTTACTTACAACCAACTAAGACAGCTGAATTCATTCAAATTGATTTCAATATCTTACCAACTGGGGCAACTTTTAACGGATAATTTCAAAAGTAAATATTTATATAAAGAAAACAATTAAATTAAAATAAGATGCCAGAAGTATTAGAGTTTGATAAAATGTTCTATACCAACTTTGAACCAAAGTTAGGTAACAGATTTATAATGGAAATCGACGGTATAGAATCATATATGATAAAAACGGCTAACAGACCAACTTTCACTTCGGAAGTAGTTGAATTGGACCATATCAATGTAAAAAGAAAGATTAAAGGTAAATCCACTTGGGATGATGTAACTATCACTCTTTATGACCCAATTGTACCATCAGGTGCACAGCAAGTTATGGAGTGGGTTAGACAATCACATGAATCTTTAACAGGTAGAGATGGATACGCAGCTTTCTATAAGAAAGATATTACTTTCTATTTGTTAGGACCAGTTGGTGATAAAGTTGAACAATGGACTCTTAAAGGAGCATTCATTTCTTCAGCAAACTTCGGCGAATTGGATTGGGCTTCAAATGACCCATTATCAATAGAATTAACTTTAAGCTATGATTACGCAATTCTTGAGTACTAATCTCTAATTGTAAAATTTAAAATAGTGATTTTTTAAAAGGGGGTAGATTTTCTACCCCTTTTTTATTTGACAAAAATTTATTTTATATATACTTATATATAAACAACAATTTAGTTATTATTATGGAACAACAAAACGTAGAACAACAAGTTACACGAGGATTAGGAAATACGCAACAACCAAAAACATTTCCTTTCCCAACAGAAGTTATTACTCTACCATCTAAAGGATTGGTTTACCCTGAAACATCTCCATTAGCAAAAGGAGAAATCACAATTAAATTAATGACAGCAAAAGAAGAAGATATTCTTACTTCGCCTAATTTAATTAAAAAAGGAATTCAATTAGATAAATTATTGGAATCCATTGTGGTAGAGCCAGGTGTTAACATCAATGATTTGGTAATTGGTGATAAAAATGCTATTTTGATTACATCTCGTATATTAGCATTTGGACCTGAATATGTGGCTAAAATTGTTGACCCATTCGATTCGGAAGAAGTTGAAGTTAGTATAGATTTAACTCAAATAAAAATAAAAGAAATAGATGAGTCTGTATTAAACAGACAAAATGAATATAGTTTTGTTTTACCTATTTCAAAAACACCAATCAAATTCAAATTATTGACTCACGGTGATGAAATTGCAATTAATAAAGATGTGGAAGCATCTCAAAAAACTCTAAAAACATCAAATGAAATTACAACAAGATATAGAAGAATGATTGTTGAAGTTGATGGTAATAGGGAGTTTGGATATATTAGTAATTTTGTATCTAATAGATTATTAGCAGGAGATTCAAAGGCTTTGAGAAAAGAAGTATCTAAAATTACGCCTGATTTAGACCTTAAATTTGACTATACATCCCCAATAACAGGTGAAACGGAGGCACTAAGAATTCCCTTTGGGATTGGGTTTTTTTATCCTGCCGACTAATTACTCGGTCACTCTCCATCAAAAGATTTTTCAGATGGTTTATTATGCTAATGGTGGATTTAATTGGCATGATGTTTACTATATGCCTATTAAACTTAGAGAGTTCTATTATAAAGAGCTTGCAAAGGCTAAAGATTCTGAAAAAGAACAAATGGATGCAGCAACTCGAAAATCCAATTCATCTTCTAAAGTAAGAAGAAGATAATTAATAAAATTGTTTATATTTATACATAAACATAATAGAAAAAATATGTCAAAAAAAAGAATGTTAGTAGAGCTCGCTTTATTTGATAAATTAGTAGGTTCATTTTTTAAAGCTAAGGGCGATAATAAAGAAGAAGAATGGATTTCTAAAATAAGAAAAACAAATCCACAACTTGCTGATTTATGGGCAAAATGGGATGCTGATATGAATCGAGTTTTAGCAATAGGTAAACAAGGTGTAGAGAAATTTACAAAAGATTTACCAAAAGAAAAAGAGTCTAATATTGATAGAATCATTAGACAATACAATTAATTCAACACATCTCTAAGTTTTAATGGCTAAAAGTACAGTAAAACAGGACCAAGCCGCTTTAGGTAAAGAATTTGACTCACTTTCTAAATTGCAAAATGAGTGGGATAAACTATTGGATAAAAAATCTAAAGGTAAAAAATTCGATGAAGAGAGATTAAAACAATTAGAGAAAGAATTCGGTACATATAATAAATTAGCTGGTAAAGTAGATAGAATAGCTGATACTTTTAATTCTTTAAATAAAAATGTAGCCGAACACAACAAACGTTTAGAAGATTCGATAGAAAATTACGATGATATGGATGATGCTTTAACAAGCATTGGAAGTAGAATCGGTAAAAATGATGCTGCATATCAGGGTATAAACAAAAAGATTGAAAAATCTAAAGAAGCATTAGGACAAATATCTTCAATTTTACAAGGGCAAAATCAATTAAACGAAAGACAGGAAGGAAACATTCTAAAAGCAGCCGAATCTTATAAAGGATTTTTGGTTGATGTTGCCGATGCCAGTAAAAAAATAGACCAAGGAAACATATCGCAACAAGAATACAATCAAATCATAAAAGAGAGTTATGAAAATTTAACCGGAATGGTTGATTTGATTGATGATTCTACTGAAGCCGGAAAACAATTGAAAGCACAATTTCAGGCTATGGCTCAGGAGAGTAAATCGTTCTATGATGCATCTATGAAATCTCTTGGTGCAACTCAAAAATTAGATGACATAATGGGTTCATTCAGCGGTATTCCTGCTATGGGTGAATTAAATACATTATTAAAAACTAATATAAAAGACACAGTTGCATTTAAAGCAGCTGTATTCGCATTAGGTGCAGCATTGGGCAAAGCGGCAATGGATTATTTTGGCGCTCCAATTAAAACTGCGATGGAGCAGTATAAACAAAGTGAACAAAATAGAATTGATACTGAAGCTAATATTGGTAAATTGCAAATAGATGCACAATCTATACCAAAACAAATTGAACAAGAAAGATTAGAGAATAGAATCAATTCAGAAGGTGAAATTGCTAGATTACAACAAGAAGCAGCATTCGCAGGAGCCAAAGCGGCTATTCAATTTAGCGCTCAAATGCAGAGTGGAGCAGCCGCATTTGAAAGAGCAGCAAAAACTGCATTGTTTGGTAACAAAATTGGTTCAGTAGGGTATGGTGCAGCACAATTACAATTAGCAGGAATTAGTGCAGACCAAATAGCTAGTGGAATGGAAGCAGCATCAGCTGCAACAGGTAGAATGCCATCTGCAAGAGTTGGTGCAGATATGGCTATTATGGCTGAAAGAACAGGTGCATCGGTTGATAATATAGCATCAATCAATGAGATGTTCCAAAGAATGGATGGCGTATCGGAATCAACTGCTATGAACCTTTCCGAAGGTTTAAGAAATATGGCTGACCAAGCTAAGATTGGATTGGGTGGATTGATGAGAGAAATTGCAGATGCATCTAAAGATGCACTATCATATCAGATTAAATCTGGTCCTGCTTTAGCAAAGCAAGTAGCATACGCACAATCATTGGGAGTTAGTTTCGGAGATATAGCTAAGGCTGGTAAGAGTATGGTTATGAACTACAAAGATAGTATCAAAAACGAAATGCAATTATCAGCTATGTTAGGTAAGAACGTAGACCTATCAGAAGTTAGAGCTAAGTTTGCTAGTGGTGATACCGCTGGTGCTATGGAATCATTAAAAGCACAAGGATTAGACCCTGCTCAAATGGATATGTTCCAGCAAGATGCGCTATCACAGGCATTAGGTGGAATGGATTTGAGTTCTTTACAAAAAATAGCAACAAAACAAGGAGCGCAAGTTGGTGGATTAAAAGCTGGTAATGCTGGAGCAGGTAATCAGGATTTCTTATCAAGAACTCAAGCAGCAGAAAGTGCATTAAATCAAAAACAAACATCTATATCCGCACAAACAGCTATATTAGATGCTCAACTATCTCAAAAAATTGCCGATTCTTATTTAGCATCTGGAGATTATCAAAAGTTAAAAGAAAACCAAAACAAAGCGGCACAAGAAGCTGAGAAATTGGCAGGTGCTATGAATGAAGCTTGGATTAAAAGTGATGCATTTGCTAAACAAATGACGGAAAGTACAAAATTAGGATTTGTAACCGGATTATTAGAAAATATTGTATCAGGTATAGCAATGCTATTAGGCGGAACTATATTAAGTAAGATGATGGGTGGAGGTGGACTTATGAAATCCATTGGTGGAATGATACCTGGATTAGGTGGAGGAGGAGCAACCGCAGCATCTGCAGCATCAGCCGCACCTGCAGCTATGGGAGCAGGAGGACCAGGCGCCGCACCAACCGCAAGACCTGCTGGAGGCGCAGGAGGTGGTGGATTTACAAAAGGATTAACTGATTCAGTTAAAAATACATCAAAAGTAATACAAAGTGTAATCAAAGAATTAGGCGCTGTTTTAAAAACAGGTGTGGATATGATTATGCAGATTGTAAATAAAATGGCATCGGGAGTTATGACCGCTTTTAATACGGTAATGAATGGATTATCAAAAGCATCATCAACGTTACCAACTATTTTAGGTAATTTAGGTAAAGCCGTTGGTGCTTTCTTTAGCGGAATGACTACGGGGTTAACAACATTTGCTATGGCTATGGCAGCTCCAACACCATTATTTGGATTGCCTGTTGGATTAATTGTAGTTGGTATGGCAATGGGGTTAGCTCAAGCATTATCAATAGCTGGCCCTGGTATTCAAAAATTAACACCACTATTATTAGGTTTAGCATCTATAATTGGTGATACCTTTGTGAAGGTATTACAAACCGCCGGTCCTATTATAAAAGAAATATTTAATGGAATTGCAACCGTTATTAATTCTATGGGTAATGCGGTATCTACTATAATAAATTCAATCACATCAAGTATATCTGGCTTATCATCATTAGACCCGGTTAAAATGTTAGCAGTAGCAGGTGGTATTGCTGCTATGGCTGGTGCAGTTGCGTTGTATGGTGGCGCTAGTATATTAGGTGCAATTGGTAGTTTCTTTGGAGGTAGTGTATTTGATGACTTAAAAGATATATCGTCATATGCAGACCCAATAATGGCAACAGCCGTAGCAGTAGATGCATTAGCAAACGCATTTGATAGATTAAGTTCTATCGATGTATCATCTTTAAAGGATATTCCTTGGGGTGATATGGAAGATTTTGCATCAGAAGGTGGTAAATTTGTATTAGCATCATCGGGTGGTGGAAGTTTTGCACTTTCAAAAGAAACTACCGATAATATTAAAAAAATGGCTACGAATACCGAAGTGATGGCTAAATTAAATAATACCATCGCAAAATTATTAAAAGAAGGATTCTTTGGTACTGAATCATCTACAATGAAATTATATATAGATGGTAAAGATGTTTCTACTTCTATGAAACGTTATCAATCTAACACACAAAATCAGGACCCAAAGAAGAAGTAATCCATAAATTTTCTTAAAGGATATTTATAGTAAATAGAATTACTATCAAATGCCAAGTATCTTAGATTTATTTAAACAAGCAAACGCAAATGGTGAGGTCACTATGTGGAATGGTGATGCTCAAAACAAAGGTTTGGGTGGCAAGATAATGGATTTTGTAAAAGCAGAAATTAATCCAAAAGGACCAAGAGTTTTGTTTTACAAAAAATTAGTAACACCACCATTAATCTATGGTACAGAAACCCCACGTATTTCGTTAAAAGGAACTGTTGACCCACCGAGAAGTTTAGCAACTAAATCGGCAAGATACAACGAAGACCCGCTTAAAAAGGCTCCCGTAAGTTTAGGTTCACTATTAGGAGGTTCAGCAAATAGACCTTCGGATACTATATTTGAAAAGAAAGATGGAGCACCCGTTACAAAAGGAACGTTGCCCGCATCTGTTGGTGACCATTCTGCAATACGTTATGCAGTAGAACCTAATACCGATTACTATATAAGTAAAACTCCGATGGGGCCAAATGCACTTTCGGGTGTATTAAAGGGTGATTTAAATCAAATGGCGGGAAAAGCTATTGGTGCGGGAATAGGAGCAGCTAAAAAAGCAATAGGTAAAGCTGTTACAAATTTAGTCACTAAGAAAAGAAAAAAAGGACAGAAGGGACCAAAAACACCATCCGATAAAGCTGATAAATCAGGCAAACTATATGGTGGCGGAACTAAAAAATCAAAAACAGGCAATCTGGCGGATGGTAACGTTAAAAATTCCGATTATTTAACAAGCTATACGGGTAAAATTCCAACCGGAGTGATAGAGAGAAAGGGGGATTATATAAAAGTAGATGATATAAATGCACAATTATTAAGAACTCCTTATTTCAAAGATGATACTACTTTAAGAGATACATTAAATACAAAAAAAGTAGCAACACCATATATCAAAATAAAACCATATGGTAAAGATTACTCGATGGTATTCCCCGCTAGCATAACAGGATTGACAGAAAGTGTAACACCTGAATGGAATCCATTTAAGTATGTTGGTTCGCCTTATAACACATATAGATATAATGGTGTAGAGAGAACAATATCTTTTGAATTTAAATTATATTATTTAGATGAAGAAACTAAATATTCAATGATTAGTAGTTTAAATTCATTAAAAGAATTGGCATTTCCATATAATGAAGTATCTTATTTAAAATATGGTGATAAAGATGTTGCTTTAAGTTTTTCTCCTAATTTAATAGAATTGAGTATAAATGGATATTATAAAAACATATTTGGATTCATAACACAATTGGAATTTTCAATAGATGATACGACAAGTTGGGCAACTACCAGACCTAATATGGATTCAGCAGTAGAAAGTATAAATGGGTTATATCCAACTGTTATAAATGTATCCTTTGGTATGACTGTAATTGAGAACCATAATATAACCGATGGTAAAACTACAAAAGTTATAAGATATAACTTTGATGGAAGAGATAATTACACATTATCTATGAAGATGGAAGGATTACCTGAAAAAGATTCAGAAAAAATTAATGCAGTTATTAAGCAATTGATACTTACACCACCAAAAGTTACAGCAGAAGATATCGAAGACCCGGTAGTTGAAGAAAATTCGGATGCTATAACTCCAAAATAATTTTAAAGTATGAGTAGATATACAAGTAGTGAAGTATTAAAAAGAAAAGATTCTAAAAAACAATATTTAGAATCTACAATATATCCGATAGTTAAACCATCGGATACGGATTTGTATATTATATCAGAAAAAGGAGATAGATTGGATTTATTGGCTAATAAATATTATGGTGACCAAACTATGTGGTGGATAATAGCAACGGCTAATAATATAAACGATGCTACTTTTTATGTAGAGCCGGGTATTCAATTAAGAATACCAACGGATACAGCTAAAGTGTTGAGTGATTTACAAAATATAAATAAATAAGTTATGGGATTTCCGTATTTAGCACCCGTAAAGAAATGGGTTGTAGATATATTGAAAGAAAGAGAATATTCAACTGAAGCTAAATCAATACTATCTCCAACTACAATACCTAATAATTTTAATTCCGTTTTAAAAAGACCTTGGGTTACATTGACTTCTGGTGCAAAAGTTACCAAACAGCCTATGAAGGGATTGAGTGCCGAAGATAGAGCAAAAAAATTAGAAGAATTATATACACAAAAAGCATCGGATAGTAAAGATTATTTAGGATGTATTATTAGAAATGATTTAGATAGAGATGCTAAATATCAATTAGAGGAATCTTATATAGGAGTTGATTTTGCCGGTAAAAAAATAAAAGTAGTAGGCGAATCTAATAGAAGAATTTCAACACCAATTATAGAGAGCGTTGATATAGATACTGATGGTGCTAATAATACATTAAAAATTGCAAGAGTAAATGTTAGATGCTTTTCATTAAAACAATTTGAAATGTTTGAATTGTTTTTTTGTAGACCTGGTATGAATGTATTGGTTGAATTCGGAGATAATACATTAGATACTTATAGATTTAATGATAGAAAAAAACCAATTAAAGATGCATATCCAAATTCAGCACACGTATCATCTTTATTATTTCCAAAAAACGATTATCAAAATTTTGTTGATAAATTTTCATCTTATTATAGATTTACAAACAATTCATTTAAATTATTTCAACAACACGTTGAAAAATCAATGGGGTCATATGATTTTGTAGCTGGTAAAGTTACTGATTATAGTTTTGGAATAGAAGCCGATGGAACATATAATGTTATGGTCGAAATTTCACAAGGAAATCAAATGTCACTAGCTATACCAATAAATGTTGGTAATGATGCATCTCAAATAGCAACTCAACCAAAAGCTGGTAGTGTTGAGGAATTTGACCAATGGATTGCACAATTAGTTGCAGATTTAAATATAGAAAAAGGTAAATTGTCTGCAAGTAAAGCAGATTGGGATAAGGAATTTTTTAACTGGGGAAAACTTAGTGAGAAAAAAGAAGATGAAACGGCATCAACCGAAAGATATATCTCATTGAGATTTATATTAAAAAAATTAATGAATTATTCATTGACAGAAACAGGATATGTACCGGATGATTTTAAATTTACAATTCCTGAATATAATGTGGGTGGTTCTCAAAAAGAGTATATCCCAATCCGTTCTCACAAAAATATAATTTCAGCAAATACTGATATATTATATCCAAACAAAGAAATGGTAACATTCCGTGCTCCTATAAATGATAGTAAGACAAAGGAGGGAGATGAAATACAAATTTCAACTAAAACAATAGATTGTAGTATAAACGGATATTCAGTAAACGAAGGAGTTGAAGTTAAAGATGTTAATGGTAATATTATAAATCCAAAATCAACTGAAGGAGATTGCTGTGGAAATGCTTTAAATATTTTTATAAACTATAAAGTTTTAGTTCAAGCTTGGAAAGTATCCTATACAAGAATAGATTTTTTAGGTGCTATATTAGATGCTATAAATGCAAATAGCTTTGGTAAGTTTAGATTGGTTAGAGGTAATCACATAGAAAACGTATCAGCATCTGTAATGGATTACACCGCAACAAGCGATGTTAAAATAGATAATCAAATTTACAGATTTAACGTTAATACCATAAAATCAAATGTTATTGATTTTAGTTTTAATTTTGAAATGAGTAATTTAGTAGCAGGAAGAACTGTATTCAATGCTCAAAGGTTTTTGACAAACGCATTGAAAAATTTAACAACGCAACAAAAAGCATTACCAAACATACCATTACCACCAAGCGCATTTCAACAATTTGATATGTCTTTGATGAGTAATGCGGATGGATTCTTTTCTTTGAATATGATTGATTTGAAAGCATTGGAAGCAAACTATAATGAAACGGCAAAGAAAAGTACAATACCAGAAGATTCGGAGCAACCAAAACCAAATGAAGCGCCAGATTATACTGCAATTATAGATAGTAAATCAATTAAATTCAAATTGAAAGATGGAATTAAAGTTTTAATATTTACAGATGGAGAACTTACAAAGAAAAAAATATCGGCACCAAAGCAAGATGCAAAATCAACTTTGAGTCCTATTGATATAACTTTAGTATTAGATGGTATAAATGGATTTAATTGCGGTGAATACTTTAGAATTAATGGTGTGCCTGAAATATATAATCAAATTGGCGTTTTCCAAATAACTAATACTAAGCATAGTGTTTCGCCAGATGGGTGGAGAACAACACTAGAAGCACAATTTAGAATAACCCCTAAAGAATAAGAGTATGTATTCTAAAATAGCAACAAAATTAAATCAGTTTAAATTAATAAATCCAAAAACGATAGTTCCATCTCCCGATGAAAGTGATTATCAAATAGGATTTATTAGAAGATATTTTTGTCAAAAATCAAATGATTCGCATAGTTATATATTTGAAATAGATGAGCAAGAATATAGAAAATTAGAACATTCTCCTCTTTGGAAAATGGCTGATGTAAAATGGAGAATAAGCGGACCTTTGGATAAGGTATATGATGAAAATGGTAATATAAGCGATATAGGGGTTAGAGAATCGAATAAAGGGGCTATAAACTTAGCGGCTTTGAAAATCAAAAATATTTCCTTATATTTACCAAATATATTACAATTCTATAAATAAGAGATTTTGAATTCTCAAAAAAAAGTTGTATATTTGTGTCCGTATGAACTTAATAGAGAACAACGATATTCTTCTGTCCTTTTACAAATCAAACCCAAAGGTGGTATTGATGGTGCCCGTATGGAGTTCACCCAAAGCACACGAATACGATACATCAATCTCTTTCGTATATCTTAGAACTGAAAAATCTGATTATCTTATAAACTTCAATCACATAGATGCCAAACAATGTAAAATGGCAGCACTTAGATTGTTGGTTAACGAAAACACATTAGTTTACGGAAATCGCTATATTGGTAGCAAAGGACTCGATTATGAGTATGTTTACTTTGAGGAGTATGGGAAACCATTTATTTTAGAAGAGTTCGCTGAAGAGGTTTATAGAGGGTATAGAGTTGATTTTAAATACCTTAACGATTGCATACCATTGATGAGATGGTACGAAGTTCTAAAAAGAATACCATTGATATCAGATATTAAAGGTTGGTATAGAACGTATTCAGATTCCATTAAAACATTGGGAAGGCTGGAAGGGGCTGGGGTGAAAGTCGATGAAGAAAATTTTATTGATAGATTTCACTTCAACAAAGAGTACCTACCAAAAGGATTTGCCTTTACAAAATACAATCCATATACGGTAACGGGCAGACCGAGCAATAGACATTTAGGGGTGAATTGGGCTGCGATGAATAAATCCGATGGAAGTAGAGCAAATGTGGTTAGCCGTTTTAAGGGGGGAACTCTATTACAATTTGATTACGAATCCTATCACATCCGTATCATTGGTAAGATGGTAGGATATCGATTTCCCGAAGGTGAAACTGCGCACGAACATTTAGCAAAGTATTATGGGGTTTCAACCGAAGAATCAAAGGCGTTATCGTTCAAATACCTTTATGGTGGTTTGGATGAGTTTGCTAAGGGGATTCCGTTCTTTCAAAAGGTGGATGAGTATATACAATCCGTTTATCAAAAATTCGTAATTTCGGGCCGTTTAACGACTC